CCTATTAAATGGTCGGGGAATGGAATGTATTCTATATCTCCACCATATTTTTTTATGCAGCATTCTGCTACGTATTGAAAACTCACAGGAGCACTAGTTCCAAGGTCATAAATTCCAGAACCCTTGTCATTGTTTAGAACAATATCGACAATATCATCAACACAAATAAAATCCCGTAAGAAATCCTGAGAACCTTCAAACAACTTTAATTTTCCAGTTTCTTCAATTTCTTTTGCAAATTTACTAACGGGACTTGCTTGGTTTCCCTTATGCTCTTCACCATCACCGTATACATTAAAGTATCTAAATCCTTGAATTAAAGAAAATCTATCAATATTATCTTGAACCCAATAATCAGTAGTCACTTTTGAAAGTGCATAATAATTAAGAGGATTGATAATGCCTTGTTCGTTTCCATATACGGAAGCAGATGAGGCATATTTTACTGGAATGTTATATTTTGCTGCTTTTTTAAATAACCACTCACTAAATTCAATATTAAAAGTAAATATTTCTCTAAGATTTGTATTTGTAGTTGATGACATTGCACCTTGATGGATGATGCATTCAACTTCTTCCCATTTATTGAAGTATGTTCTCCAATGCCAACTGTCGTGCTTTTCTACTTCAATAACTTCCTTTCCTTGCTTCTTTAGTGCCTCTAGGAACTTTTTTCCAATAAACCCCTTTGAACCTGTTAATACAATCATCTCACCTTTTTCCTCTAGTATAAATAATTTTAAATTTACTATTTAGTTCCATGGCTTTTGGCCTCTTAGGATCTGTTATACCAAATCCGAGTAAAAATACTGTTCTTTATATATCTGCCACTGACTTGATTGATGGGAAAGTTGCTATTTCTCACAAGAACTTTGAAGATGTAAAAGTAAGGGTAGCAATTACTACAGGGGCAGATAATTTAAACTATATTCATTATAATAGAGTTATCCCTGCAGGGCAAACTTTACAAACTAATGATTTGTTTTTTGGCAATGGACAAAAACTTGTTGTCCACTCAAGTCATGCCAATACACAGTTTCTCCTATATGGTGAAGTAATTGATGATACTAATGACTCGGGTATTCTCAGATCAGTAACCACCGAGAAGAATAAAAGAGTATTACTGTATGAAGCACCAGCAGACACTTCTACAGTAGTTAATATCAATGCTTATAACTTCCAATCATTTGCATCAAAAGCAAGACTTGGAATTACAAGTGGACCAGTTGCAGACTTTGAGAGTTCTGAATACATTGAATACAATGTAAAAATTGAACCAACTGATTCTTATGAAAGAAGAGGAATCAAACTTTCAAATGGTCAGAAGTTAGTATGTTCATCAGATGATGGTTCCAGAATTGGATTTACCGTTTACGGTAAAACTGATGAAGCAGCAGCTGGAGCAGCAGTAGGAGATGGAAACTTCGTCAATCTAACAGCACAAGGAAACTTCTCTGTTGTTGGTGGTGGAGCATCAATCACTGGAATCGTTACTGCAGCATCCTTTGATGGTTCAATTGATGCAGGTCAGTTGAGTGGAAGAATCAACTCAGCAGTAACTGGTGAGAAACTTGTATTTGGTGGTAACTCAGCAGTTCTTGGTGTAGCAAACACTGTATTCTTTAATAATAACCTGACTACAAACGTTAGTGATAACGTAGTAACTGTGGCACTGAGTGATAGTATTAATGTTGCTCAAAATGCTTCTGTTACAGGAACTTTGAGTGTAGGAAGTACTGTAAATGTACTAAATAATAAAGTTACTAACGTCGCAACGGCAACTTCCAACACCGACGCAACGAACAAGCGTTACGTGGATACCAGGTCAGTCGCAATGTCAATCGCACTTTCATAAAATTAATTAGGAGATATTCTTAAATGGCTAAAAAGCAACTCAAGAATTATGTTTTTACTCCTGGTCCTATTGGGGTTGGAAATGTAAAGGTTCTGGATAAGGTTCCACAAAGTGACCTTCTCTTAATCACTAATACAACAAGAAACGAGTTTTTATATAACTTCTCAGATCCGTCGAAGCAAATTCTTGTTGAATTTAGTGATACATTCGACTCAGACTTTCCGTATGCAAACGACGTATCAAATGGTGTAACCACCATCCACTTCCAATATGATACATCAGAGCAAAGTGCAACTGACGATATTCAAATCTTTGTTGAATCGGATGAAATTAAAGTAAGACCATTCAACTTTGGTACTGATGCTATTGAAAGAATAAGGGTTGCAACCCCGCAATCAATGATTGACGCTGACTTTGAGTATGGAATTCAGCCTACCAAGTGGCAAACCATTGATTTCATGAGAGGATATCCATCCATTTATGAGATTCCTGGATCTAACATTCTGCTCGATACTATTACTACGGATGCAAGTCAACCAACTAATAATGTTGGTGCATCACTCATTACCGTAATTACAAAAGAAGCTCACCAATTGCAACCAGGTGGACCAATCAGAATGATTGGTGTGGATGAATCTGTAAAAAATGCTAATCGTGCAGAAGGTTCATTTATTGTAAACACAGTTGCTAGTCCCACTGAATTTACATATTATGCAAAAGGACGAGTAGGAACTACATCTGGACAATCTCTATACACTACCTATGCAGCCCTTAAAAAAGGTGGATTCTATACTGGTGCAAATGTAGGTGCTCCTACATTTTCGATTCAGTCTAATGGTGTAACTGGAACATTTGTTTCCAAGTTCATCAACAAGTTAGGAACAAATAGACTTGCATATACAGGAACAAATAATGCAATCATTGGTGCACCTCTTATTGGTTCTGGTGTCCCAACAGGAGCTCAAATTACTGGTATTACAACAGCAACTGCATCTGTAACTTGCTCAGAGGATATATCAGCACCATCAAGTACAGTAAGAGTCAATAGTACATCTGGAATTGTTGTTGGTTCTGCCCTTAATGATGGTACTGGTGGAGCAACATTTGTAACCAATATTACTGGTAATGAATTAACATTGTCCAGACCACTATTGGTAAGTAAGGTAGGTACTGCAAATACTCTTGGTATTTTCACAGGAACCAATGAATTTGGTCAGGGAACTGGTGGAACATTCTTAGTAGAAAGACAAGAAGGTAGATATAGAATTGATATTAATGGTATTGGAACAGGCTATGCAGTAAATGATTTACTGAAGATTGCTGGTTCTGATCTTGGTGGTGACGATGGAACTAATGATTTATTTGTAAAAGTAACTGCAGTAAATGCAGGTGCCATTAGTTCTATACAATCAGCAAGCTTCATCTTAAATCAAGGTGATGCTGCATTATCCGAAACTAACTATCTGTTTGGAACTAGCTCATTCCTTGCAAACCCAACTGTAAATGCAGTTGACTCAATTCAAGTGGTTGTTGACCCAGCAGATACTTCAATCTATCCAAGTTTCAACTTTGGTTCTGGTGATTTTACTATTGAATCTTATGTCAATAGACAGAGACAGTCACATACTTCTGATGAAATACTATTTGATAGTAGAGTTTCTGGTGTGTCATCTTCACCAGTTGTTGGTATTAATACGTTAAACCAAGTAACATTAGGTATTGGTACTGAACAACTTATTTCAGAATCCACTGTTAGTGCTAATAGTTGGATTCACCTTGCACTAACAAGAAAACAAGGAACTTATAATCTGTTTGTTAATGGAACAAAGCAAAGTGGAGTCATCACTTCATCTTTAGCAATTGATGGTGAACCACTTACCATTGCTGCAGATTTTGCTAATGCAAATGGATTTTTTGGATACATCGACGAAACCAGAGTATCAAAAGTAGCAAGATATGATAGCAATTTCACTGTCAGAACATCACCATTCATAAAAGATGGTTACACATCTCTACTACTTCACTATGATGGTGTAAATGGTGCAAATAAGTTTGCAGATGGTTCATATGGTGATGCTGTTTCGAGCAAAAAAATATTTACTCAAGTAAGTGGTGTTACTACATCTACTGGTTTCGGTGCTCAGTTTGATGTTACAAGAGTTGGTGGTGCTACAACAGATTACCTCGTTTCTATTGCAGGTGGAAGTAATCAAACAGGTGCTGGATATTCTGCCACAGATAGTATTGTAATTGATGGTTCAACCATTGGTGGTGTTACTGTAACTAATGATTTAACCATTACTGCAACTACCGTTGGTAGTGGTGGTGAAATTGTTGCCTTTGGATTTACTGGACTCTCTGCTTCTGGTGATAATACTTATGCAACTGCAGCATCTACATCTGCTGCTTCTGGAGCAACCTTTAGTGTAGGAAAATCTGGTTCTAATTACACTGCAACTCCAATAACTCGTGGAACAGGATACGTTCCAGGAAATCAAATTAGAATTGAGGGTACTGATTTAGGTGGTGGATCAGCAAATGACTTGGTAGTCACAGTTTCGGAGACAACAAAAGATGGTCAGATTTATGCTGGTAGTGCTGGTGGATATGCTGGTATTGGATCAGTAACAGTTTCTGGAACTCCAATCCTTGGTGACCTTCTAGACTTCTTCCCATCAGTTTCTATATCTGAAACACTGACTAATGATGTTCCAGAGTCAACATCATATTCATTCTCTGCTGTTGCAAAAATTAAAGTAACCTTTAGTGCGAAGCACGGATTTGTTCCTGGAAATACAATCCTAACTTCAATCTATTCAACTGGAACTAACCACGATCTTGCATCTGGTCCTCACACAATTGAGTCCACACCAACTGAATCAGAAATTGTTTATACTGCAAGAGCAGCAGGCACTATTCAATCAACTGGTATTGGTGGTACGGTTTATCCAAGACCAGACTGCTTCTATGTACACAGACCATTTGATGGTGGTGTTCAATTGGGCACTCAGTCACCAACTCACGGAGCACAGGCAGTTCGTCAATCTAAGAAGTATATCAGATACCAGTCAGGTAAAGGTATCATGTATACCACTGGTACATTGTTTGCACCATCTTATGACTTAAGAAGTCTGGTTTCATCTGGTTTAGACGCAGGTGATGAAATTACCGTAACTACAGATGACACTAACCACAATCTTCAAGTCGGTGCAGAAGTTAGAATTATTAACGTAACCACTTCTGGATATAATGGTCACTATGTAGTATCCAGTATTATTGATGACATTACATTTACTGTAACTGCTAAGACTGCTCTTGGTAATACAACTGCTAAACTTGGAACTCAAGCACAGGTTTCACTTTATAAGTGGCAAGGTGCTACTGTTCGTGCTGGTGCATTTGATGACCAGAATGGAATCTTCTGGCAGTATGATGGTGTCAACCTAGCAGTTGGTTTACGTTCAGCAACTTATCAACTTGCAGGTACAATTTCTGCAAATAATAACTCGAACACAATTAGTGGTTCAAATACGAGATTCACCGAACAACTTCAAGCAGGTGATAAAATTGTCATCAGAGGTATGACACATACTGTTACCAGTATTACAAATAACACCTCTATGTCAGTTACACCAGACTACAGAGGAACTACAAATGTAACTGGTGCAAAGTATGCTCTGATTAATGAAATTATTATTCCACAAAGCACTTGGAATATTGATAAGGCAGATGGAACTGGTCCTTCTGGATATGAAATCAATGTATCTAAGATGCAAATGATTGGATTCCAATACACCTGGTATGGTGCTGGATTCATTGACTGGATGCTACGTGGTCCTTCTGGTGACTATCTGTTCATTCATAGACTGAAGAACAACAACAGAAACACCGAAGCATTCATGCGTTCTGGTAACCTACCTGTACGTTATGAAGTTATCAACGAAGGTGCTAAAACGAAGTTAGCAGAAAACATGGATGGTAACCAAACAACCATTCCACTAAATGATGCCTCACTTCTTCCAGAATCTGGAACTTTGTATATTGATAATGAACTTATCAACTATACTTCTAAGAATGGCAATACTCTAGAAGGTGCAACAAGAGCAGCAACCTTTGAAAACTTTGCTGCTGGTTCCACTAGAACTTATTCTGCTGGTCCTGCTGCATCTCACGTCGAGGGTACAGGTGCAATCTTTGTTTCTAACACTGCATCACCTGTTATCAGTCACTGGGGTTCTGCATATCTAACTGATGGATTATTCGATGCAGACCGTGGATACATCTTCAATTACCAGTCAATTGGTACTCTTATCACTGGACTTAAGACAACATCATTCTTGATTAGATTGGCACCTAGTGTTTCTAATGCAATTCTTGGAGATATTGGTCAAAGAGAACTAATCAATAGAGCACAACTTTTGATGGACTCTCTGGAATTCTCTCCAGTTAGTGGTTCTTCTAACCAGTCAGTTATTGTAGAGGGTGTTCTTAACCCATCTAACTACCCATCAGATCCATCCAGTGTTACCTGGACTGACCTAACCTCACCTGGTGTTGGTGGACAACCATCATTCGCACAAATTGCACAGGGTGAAGATATTGAGTGGGAAGGTGGTACTGCATCTACTAATGCGAATAACTCATTACAGCAGAACTACAGAACATCATATGTTCAGTTTAGTCGTACTGATGTTTCTTCAGTCAGAGTCAACTTTGTTGTTTCTGGTACTGACTCACAAAGTAGAGCAATCCCAGGTGGTACTAGAGTCACTGCTATCTACAATGACTTCTATACAAATGATGCAACTAAGCTAGTCTTTAGATTATCTTCTGCAACAAGACCTGGTAATGTTGGTCAGACGACATATACATTCACTGCACCAAACACTTCTGCTGCTCCTGGTGAAACTGTCTTCTCATTCGTTGGTTCAGCAACCGAAGACTCCAAAATTGACCTTTCAAAACTGAAAGAACTCAATAATACACCAATCGGTGGTTCAGGTACATTCCCTAATGGTCCTGATATCCTGGCAGTCAACGTATATAACACTGGTGGAAGTGACTTCACAGGTAACTTCATTCTGAAGTGGTCTGAAGCACAGGCATAAATATCTAATATAGAGGACATGTTGTATGGCATCAATATCAAGTCGTCAAGGTCTTATTGATTATTGTCTTCGCAGACTTGGAAAACCAGTTCTGGAAATCAATGTTGATGATGACCAGATTGGTGACTTGATTGATGATGCCTTGCAATATTTTAACGAAAGACATTATGACGGTGCTCAAAGGACTTTCCTAAAGCACCAACTGTCTAAAGAAAGAAAAGCAGCAATAAGAAGTTCAACATCAACACCAACAGTTAATTCCAATTCTCCAGCAACAGTTGGTATTAATACTCTTGGTGCTATGGAGTATGAAGAAGCAAACAACTTCTTAGAATTGCCAGACACTGTAATTGGTGTCAATAATGTATTCAAAGTAGACTCTAGCAGCATATCTAGTAGTCTATTCAATATCAAGTATCAAATATTTTTGAACGACTTATATTACTATGGTGCTCTAGACTTATTAAACTATGCAATGGTCAAGACTCATTTGGAGGATATTAGTAGACTTCTAACACCAGATGTTCAAATAAGATTTAATAAAAAGCAGCATAGACTGTATATGGACATTGACTGGGAGCATGTCAGTGATGACCAGTACATTATATTGGATTGCATAAGAATTCTAGACCCAGCAGAATTCACTTCTGTGTATAATGATTGGTGGTTAAAGAGATACGCAACAGCACTAATCAAGAGACAGTGGGGTCAAAACCTTATCAAATTTAATGGGGTCCAATTACCTGGTGGTATTACCCTGAATGGAAGAGAAATTTATGAAGATGCAGTTCAAGAAATAGAGAAACTAGAGGAAGAACTTCATAATGATTATGAACTTCCACCAATGGACCTGATTGGTTGATATGGCACCGTTAAATTCTTATTTTTTACAAGGTTCACCTAGTGAACAGAGATTAGTCCAAGACTTAATCAATGAACAGTTAAGCATATATGGGCAAGATGTTGTCTATATGCCTAGAAAGATTATTAATGAGCAGAAAATCATCAAGGAAGTTATTGTTTCCAAGTTTGATGATAGTTTCCGCATTGAGGCATATATTTCAACATTCGATGGATTTGGTGGAAACGGGGATATCCTGAGTAAGTTTGGAGTAAGAAGCACAGATGAGATTACCTTTGTAATCTCAAAGGAAAGATATAATGAGTTTATTACTCCAAAAATCAATCTATTTAAAGATGAAGTAAAGACTGCCGAAAGACCACAAGAGGGAGACTTAATATATCTACCACTTGATAACAGTTTATTTGAGATTAAGTATGTAGAAGCAAAAGCACCTTTCTATCAACTCAATAACCTTTATGTTTATGAGTTACGTTGTGAACTCTTTGAATATGAAGATGAGATTATTGACACTGGTCTCGATGAAGTTGATGAGAGTGTAAAAGACTTTGGTTACACATCAACAATTACTATGGTTCAGGAGGGTGCTGCTGGTGCAGGTCTTTCTGCACGACTCATGTCTGATGTATATCCAACAGTAACTGGCAAGTCTGTTCACTATATTGATATCTTAAATGGAGGTCATGGATATAAGACACCTCCAGTCATAAGATTCCAGAAACCAGGTGGATTTGGTGTAAGGGCAGAAGCAGAAGCAGTTCTCGATAGAGGTTCTATTGATAAAATCTTAATTACAAATCCTGGTATAGGATATACATCTCCACCATCAGTAACTATTGTTAGTAAAACAGGTACTGGTGCTATTACAACATCATTGATTGCAGATGGTGTTCTTGCACCACTAACAATCACCTCTGGTGGTGTAGGATATTCTAGTGCTCCTGATATTACAATTCCAGGTCCTATCGACCCGAATTCACCATTTGCAATGCCTGCTATAAATGCGGCAGTTGCAGAATCAGTAATAACTGCATCTGGTATATTAACTGCAACTAAGTATTCAAATGCTGGAGCAAACTATCATCTAGTTGGTTCAAATCCAGCAATAACAGTTGAATCTCCTGTTGGAATTTCTACAGGTGGATTTGCTTTCAATGAAGTAGTAACTGGATCTACCTCTGGAACTACTGCATACGTTAAAGATTGGAATCACGATACAAGAAAACTTAAAGTTGCTATTATCAGTGGAAACTTTGCTATCGGAGAAGCAATCGTTGGTGCGGCAGGAAGTCATAAAGTTTATTCAATCGACACCGATGATCTTTATGATGCATTTGCTGATAATGACAACATTGAAGCAGAAGCAGACCAGATTATTGACTTTACCGAAAGAAACCCATTTGGTGAGCTCTAAATACTATATAAATGCTACAGTATTGAAATGCTTGGTTCATACTCATATCACGAAATAATAAAAAGAACCATCATTGCTTTTGGTACGTTATTTAATAACTTGTACATAAAGCATAAAGATGGGGATGGAAACGATCATAGTTTGATGAAAGTTCCCATCTCATATGGTCCTGTGCAGAAATTTCTGGCAAGACTAGAAGAGAAGCCAGACCTGAGAAATAGGGTTGCAATTACTCTACCAAGAATGTCATTTGAGATGACCAGTTTTGAGTATGACCCTTCCAGAAAAGTTTCTACTATACAACAATTCCAAGCAAATACAAGTAATGGTCCAGTACAGGTTTACATGCCTGCACCATATAATATTGGAATTCAACTTAGTATTATAACTAAGTATCAAGATGACATGCTCCAAATTATCGAGCAGATTCTTCCATACTTCCAACCTCATTTTAATCTTCCAGTAGACTTAGTAAGTACAATCGGAGAAAAAAGAGACATACCAGTAGTTCTGCAGGGAATTACTATGGAAGATGATTATGAGGGTGATTATTCAACTAGAAGAAGTTTAGTATACACTTTAAATTTTATTGCCAAGACATCAATCTTTGGCAGAATTCCAGAAGAAGGAAAAATTATTAAGAAAGTACAAGTTGATTATTATACAGATACAGTAAGAGATAATGCTTCTAGACAGTTGAGATATACTGTTGAACCTAGAGCAGTCAAAGACTACAACAATGATAATACAACAACACTAGAAGAGGCAATTGATAATAATGACACAATCCTCCAGGTATCCGATGCAACATCCTTAGTTGAAAAAGGATACATTCAAATAAATGAAGAGTTGATGTATATTAAAGAAATCTCTGGTAATTATTTGACTGTTCTTAGAGCACAAGACAATACATTACCATTAGAGCATGGCATTGGGGATGTTGTTAATATAGTCAACCAGCAGGACGATGACCAGATTGCATTTGGTGATGACTTTGCATTTGATGAAGAAACTTTTGATTTCGGTGATGGTCGTGTATTCAGTCCAAGAAAGGATGGTGACGTATGAAAAGTGATTTTGATGCAATAAATGATTCTTTAGAAATTGAATCTACATTGACTCCAGAAGTAATAAAACCAAATACTTCATTAAGGAAAACACCAAAGAAGGGTGAGGAAGAAACTGATTACGATTATGACTATACGAGGGGTCAACTCTATAGTTTGATTGAAAAGGGGCAAGAGGCAATTGATGGAATCATGGATATTGCTCAACAGTCAGATTCCCCTAGAGCATATGAGGTTGCTGGTCAATTAATTAAAAACGTGGCAGATACCACAGATAAACTTCTCGACTTGCAAAATAAATTAAAGAAATTAAAAGAAGAAGATTCAAATGCACCAAAGAATGTAACTAATAATAATACTATGTTCGTTGGATCTACTGCAGAACTACAGAAATTGCTGAAGAATAGCATTCCACCTATTGAAGATTCTAAATAGTTAAAAATTGTTTCCAGAAAATGAAAACATTTGCGGATTTTATAAATGAATCGAAAAGTGGTGATAGTTCTCTGCGTGACTGGTTTAGCAAGAGTAGCTCTTCTGATGGCACCCCTGGTTGGGTTCAGTTGGGTGGCAAATATGCAGGAAAACCCTGTGCAAAGCAACCAGGACAAACAACCAAACCAAAGTGCGGTTCTAGTAAAATGAAAGCAAACCTCTCCGATGAGGAAGAGGAAAAAGCATTCAGACGCAAGAATCGTGAAGATGGTGATGCTGATAGAAAGGGTAAGGCAAAGAATGTTGCAACTGAAGAGACTGTATTAGAAAAAGCAGGTGAAAAAGATGCTTGTTATAAAAAAGTAAAATCACGTTATAGAATTTGGCCTTCTGCTTATGCTTCTGGAGCACTTGTAAAGTGCCGTAAAGTTGGTGCTGCCAATTGGGGAAATAAAACAAAGAAAGAAGAATTTTCTCCAGAAACACCTAGAATAGATGAGGCATATACAAAGCTCCAAGAAAGAGGAAAGACCTATCATGTTAGGTTGAATTGGAGAGGAAAATACTTAGGTATCCAATTATTCTTCCCACAATTCAATAGACCTACTAAAATGCAGGTCAGTTCCGAGATAGAAAAAATCTACCCAGGAGCATTAGTGATTTCCTATCAACCAAATTTTAGGGATCCTACCAAAGCATTCTTATACGCAGGTACAGAAAATGAATCCAGAAGAGATTAAACTTGAAACTCTATCTAAGAATTTCGAGTATGAAAAACTAAGTAGAGAAATTGACGGATGTGACAGCATCTCAGAACTTAAAAACATAGCAAAGTGCTATGCAAAAATACATTTGAAATATCAAGAAACAGTATCTAGTTTGAATTTTGAAGCATTATGACTGAAAAGCATTATAAAGGGAATCCCAATCTAAAAGCAGAGAACGTCCAACAAGAGTTTACACAGGAACAAGTTCAAGAGTTCCTAAGATGCAGAGAAAACCCAGTTTACTTTGCAATGAATTATGTAAAAATTGTCTCTCTGGATGAAGGTTTGATTCCTTTTGAAATGTATGATTTTCAGAAAGAACTAATTACTAATTTTCATGAGCATAGATTTAATATTGCAAAACTACCTAGACAGACTGGAAAGTCAACTACGGTAGTTTCTTATTTGCTACATTATGCTTTATTCAATGATAACATTAGGATTGCAATCCTAGCAAACAAAGCAGAGACGGCAAGAGAACTTCTGCAAAGATTGCAACTTTCCTATGAAAATTTACCCAAGTGGTTGCAGCAAGGTGTTGGTTCTTGGAATAAAGGTTCTCTAGAACTTGAGAACGGTTCCAAGATTATTGCTGCTTCCACATCTAGTTCTGCTGTCCGAGGAAATTCATTTAACATCATCTTCCTGGACGAATTTGCGTTTATTCCAAACCACATTGCAGAGCAATTCTTCTCGTCTGTATATCCTACTATTTCTTCTGGTAAAACAACCAAAGTTATTATCATTTCTACCCCCAACGGGATGAATATGTTCTACAAACTTTGGCATGATGCAGAGAGGGGCAATAATGGATATAGACCATTGGAAGTGCATTGGAGTGCAGTTCCTGGACGAGATGCTAAATGGAAAGAAGAAACTATACGAAACACTTCAGAAAGGCAATTCACACAAGAATTTGAGTGTGAGTTCCTTGGATCTGTTGATACCTTAATTGCACCATCTAAATTAAGGTCATTAGTTTATGCAGACCCAATAAAAAGAAATAAAGGTCTTGATGTATATAAAGAACCGATAAAAGACCATAATTATATGATAACGGTTGACGTTGCCCGAGGAACAGGAAAGGACTACTCAGCATTTATCGTTTTTGATATAACAAATATCCCATATGAAATCGTAGCAAAATATCGAGATAATGAAATAAAACCAATGCTTTTCCCATCAATTATTGATAAGGTTGGAAATGCATATAATAAATCATTTGTTTTGGTGGAAGTCAACGATATTGGAGAGCAAGTATCAAACATGCTTCAATTTGACTTGGAGTATGAAAACCTCCTCATGTGTGCTATGAGGGGTCGTGCTGGTCAATTGGTTGGGCAAGGATTTTCTGGTAAGAAATCTCAACTTGGTGTCAAAATGTCAAAGACTGTTAAAAAAGTTGGATGCTCTAACCTCAAAACAATTATCGAAGATGATAAGATTGCCATAGGTGATTATGATATCATCTCTGAATTAACAACATTCATTCAGAAATCACAAACTTTTGAAGCAGAAGATGGTTGCCATGATGACTTAGCAATGTGCTTAGTTATCTTCTCTTGGTTGATTGTTCAACCATACTTCAAAGAAATGACTGATAATGATATCAGAAAAAGAATTTATGAAGAACAGAGGGACCAGATTGAAGCAGATATGTCACCGTTTGGATTTATCAGTGATGGGTTAGGAGGTGAAGAGTCGTCCTTTGTAGATACGAATGGTGATAGATGGCACGCTGACGAGTATGGTGATAGGTCTTATATGTGGGAATATAGATGACAGAAGATTTTGACTTAGACGGTTTTTTATTATCAGAAAGAAAGTGTAGAGTTTGTGGGGAAGTAAAAGACTTGATAGATGGTTTTTATAAAACAAGAAAAACCAGAAGTGATGAGAATGCATATTCTTATGAGTGTAAGGAATGCACAAAAAAACGAGTTGCTAATGCAAGAAAAGTGGTCGTCAATAAAATGACCACAAATATCTTTGGTAGGTGGGAATATCCAGACTGGTAAAGGGTTCCCCATTATTCCCCATTTCAAGCATCCAAAATAATAAATATTCATAGACTAAATGACACTTCTTTAGAGAGGAAACAAATGGCGTTAAATTTAGTATCACCTGGGGTACAAACCAGAGAAATCGATTTAACTATTGGTAGTATTGATACTACAAGTGAGCAGGTGGGTGCATTCGTGGGTCCTTTCACTAAGGGTCCTTTAAACGAACCAATTCTAATTGAGAATGAGCAGGATTTAATATCTAATTTTGGTGAACCATCAGAGACCGATGGTCAGAACGAATATTGGCTTTCAGCATCATCATATCTTTCATATGGTGGTATACTAAGAGTTGTAAGAGCAGATAGTGACTCACTAGTAACTGCTAACACCGATAGCATTACCGATCTTAAAATCGAGAACTCTGAGGACTTTGAAAACAATCATTCTTCAGACACTACCTGGTCATTCGCAGCAAAGACTCCAGGTAGATGGGGAAATAATCTAAAAGTTTGCACTATTGATGCCTTCGCAGACCAAACCATTGCTGGTGTTGGAACAACATCACAATCAGTAACAACTACAACTACAGTTGCTACGAAGACTGGTGACATCGGCATCACAACCACAATCATCACTGGTATCACAACTACCCTAGTTGCAATTGGAAATGAAATCACCAATGCAAATGTTCCTGGTGGAACGGAAATTTCAGCAATTGGTGTTGGGCAGATTACAATAGATACACCAACAACTAATGCAGGTTCACTGATAGGTGAAACCTTTGATTTCACATCAACAACAACTTCACTACAAGCAACTGACATTCAAGTTGGTTACGCAGTTACTCAAACAGTAAATCAAACATTTGCACAAAGTGGAACTGTCACTAACTTTAGTGGTTTCATCAGAGGAGTTATTACTGGAATCGGTGAGGAAGAAATCTACGTAAAGATTGTTGATAGAGTTTCAACTGCTGGTGTTGTCGAAAAAATTGATTATAAGGACCCAGGTTCTAACACAAACACATATTCATTCCAGACTGATGAAGATGTACATGTTGTAACCTCTGCAGGAATTACAACTACTACTATCAGCCAAAACGATACAACTGTTTCCGACTGGTATAACAACCAAAAACTCGGAATCGACAATGCAACCGTCTTCTGGAAATCTATTGCACCAAGACCATCAAGTTCTCAGTATGCAGTAGAGAGAAGTGGTAAGAATGACCAAATGCACGTCGTAGTTGTTGATGATTCTGGTGCACTAACTGGAACAGCATCAAATATCATGGAGAAGCATACATTCCTCTCCAAGGCAAAGGATGCAAGAATCAGCCCATCTCAGGCAATTTACTACAAGGATTACATTGCTAGAGGTTCCTCAAACGTTTATGCTGGTCATCCCGAAACAGGTGTTGCATCTAACTTAATTGGTTCAACCACTGGTGATAAGAAAGGATACACCATTGACCTAGGAACAATTGGTGGAAATGCACAGTCAACCTCATTTAATGTAACTGGAAATAGAACATTCGCCTTCAATTCTGGTGAAAACTATAGTTCATCTGGTGGTTTAGCACCAACACTAGCAAACATTGTTGCTGGTTATGATGTATTCAGAAATCCAGCAGAATACAATGTAGATTATCTAATTGCTGGTCCTTCAGGTGGAACAACCATTTATGAATCTCAAGCAAAGGCAAATTCACTAATTGCCATTGCAGAAGAGAGAAAGGATTGCATCGCAGTTATTTCTCCACATAAAGCAGATGTAGTATCTACTGCAAATGCTGCAACTCAAACTGATTCTATCATTGAGTTCTTTGAACCATTAACCTCAAGTTCATACGCAGTATTTGATTCTGGTATTAAGTACACCTTTGATAGATTCAATAATAAGTTCCTCTATCTAGAGACAAATGCTGATATTGCTGGTCTGATGGCAAGAACCAGTGTTGAGCAGTATTCTTGGTTCTCACCTGCTGGTGCAAACAGAGGTGCAATCAACAATGCAATCAAACTTGCATTTAACCCATCACAAGCACAGAGAGATGCTCTCTATCAGAGAAGAATTAATCCAGTTATTGCTTCTCCTGGTTCTGGCATTATCCTGTTTGGTGATAAGACTGCACTAGGGTATGCTTCTGCATTCGACAGAATCAATGTTCGTCGTTTGTTCCTCACAATGGAGCAAGCAATTGAGTCCGCAGCAAGATCCCAACTCTTTGAATTTAATGATGAAATTACCAGAAATAACTTCATCAATATTGTTGAACCATATCTCCGTGACGTAAAAGGAAAGAGAGGTATTACCGAGTTCATCGTTGTTTGCGATGAATCAAATAACACTCCTGAAGTTATTGATGCGAATCAGTTTAAGGCAGACATCTTTGTCAAACCTGCTCGTTCTATCAACTTCATCAGTCTAACCTTCGTTGCTACAAGAACTGGCATCAGTTTCTCTGAAGTAGTCGGTAACGTTTAATTCTGATTATTTGAGTTTAAAAAACACGAGGTAATTCAATGACTAACAACGCAGCAAACAACTTACCAAAGTATAATCAAAGAACACTCACCGACTTCAAATCAAGATTAGTCGGTGGTGGTGCAAGACCTAATCTGTTTGAGTGTATCATCAACTTCCCAACAGGTCTTCAGACTGAAGTTCAGGTTGACCCTGACTTCAGATTCATGATTAAGGCAGCACAACTTCCAGGTTCAAACATCAACGTAATTGATGTTCCTTTCAGAGGAAGAAACCTGAAAGTTGCTGGTGATAGAACATTCGATCCATGGACAATCACTGTCATCAATGACACCAACTTCAAACTCAGAAATGCGTTTGAAAAGTGGATGAACTTTATCAACCGTCACGATGATAATGCTGGTGTAATCACACCAAACGCATATCAAGTAGAAATGGTTGTTCACCAGTTAGGTAGAGGTAATGTTTCCTCCAATACTACTGGTCAACTTCCATCAACTACTGACCAGATGCCAGTTCTCAAGACTTACAAGTTCTTCGGAACTTTCCCAACTAACGTAAGTCCTATTGAACTTTCTTATGATGCGGCAGATTCTATCGAAGAATTCACCGTTGACCTACAAGTTCAGTGGTGGGATGCTATTGATCCTGGTACTGCTAGAAGCATCTTGGGTACTTCCGAGACTACATAAATACTAGGAAGGTAAAAGTCTAGTATACTGAAAAATGCCTAAATTATTTGGTTTTAAATTTGAGGAACAGGACGACAGTAAGCAAAGCAAAATTGTCTCCCCTGTTCCTCAAAATGATGAAGATAAGGCAGATTACTATTTGTCTAGTGGATTCTACGGCCAGTACGTAGATATTGAAGGTGTTTTCAAGAGTGAAGCAGATTTAATTAAAAGATATAGAGAAATGGCACTACACCCTGAGTGTGATAGTGCCATTGAAGATATTGTGGATGAGGCAATTGTCTCAGATTTAAATGATTCTCCTGTTGAAATAGAACTATCAAATCTTCCTGCGTCTGATAAGGTAAAAGAGGCAATCAGGAAAGAGTTTAAGTACATAAAAGAAATCATGGACTTCGATAAGAAGGCTCATGAAATTTTTCGTAACTGGTATATTGATGGAAGACTATATTACCATAAGGTAATTGATTTCAATAAACCAGAAGATGGTATCAAAGAAGTAAGATACATCGACCCACTAAAGATTAAACTTATTAGAAAGTTGAAGAGTGCTGATGATCCTAAGAATGGAAGGGCACCATTTCTTCAGCAAAATAAAACTAATCAAGAAGTCACTAATGCAGAAGTAGAAGAGCATTACGTATATAATCCAAACTCTGCATTGTCCGCAACTGGTGCAGCAACTGGAACATATAAAAATGATGCAAAGACTGTAAAAATCTCAAAGGATGCGATTACTCATGTCACATCTGGATTAGTAGATAGAAATAAGCAAACAGTTCTTTCATACCTGCATAAAGCAATCAAAGCACTCAATCAACTTCGTATGATTGAAGACTCTCTGGTTATCTATCGTTTGTCTAGAGCACCAGAACGTAGAATTTTCTATATTGACGTTGGCAATCTTCCAAAAATTAAGGCAGAGCAATACCTTCGTGATGTTATGAATCGTTATCGTAACAAGCTAGTTTACGATGCCAACACTGGTGAGATTCGTGATGATAGAAAGTATATGGCAATGCTTGAGGATTTTTGGCTTCCTCGTCGTGAAGGTGGTAGAGGAACTGAAATCTCTACACTTCCTGGTGGTCAGAATCTTGGTGAACTTGCTGATATTGAATATTTCCAAAAGAAACTTTTCCGTTCTCTGAATGTTCCTGAGACAAGAACACAGGGAAGCAGTGGATTTAGTTTGGGACGTTCATCTGAAATTCTAAGAGATGAGGTTCGTTTCACTAAATTTGTTGGTCGTTTGAGAAAGAGATTCTCCAACATGTTCAATGACATGCTGAAGACACAGTTGGTTCTTAAAAATATTGTATCACTAGAAGATTGGCAAACAATTAGTGATCATATTCAGTATGACTTCCTATATGATAATCACTTCAATGAACTGAAGGAAACTGAACTTCTTAATGATAAGTTGGCAGCAGTTGCAGCAGTAGAACCTTATCTTGGAAAGTATTTCTCTGCAATGTATGTAAGAACTAAAATTCTTAAGCAGACTGATGCTGAGATTATTGACATGGATAAGCAAATTAAAAAAGAAATTGAGGAAGGAATCATCGTAGATCCAAAACTCATGAATCTTGAGCAAGGAGCAGCAGCAGAAGAACCAGCACCAGAACAAGGAGCTTCCAGTGGTGACCTAGGAACTCAGGTCATGGAACCCGAGGCTGGTGAGATATAAATAAAATTAGTTAATTGAAAATACTATGGAAGAGACTGAAACACAGACACCTAGTGTAGTTGACATGTTGATTAATGATGCACCTGCTTCAGAAGTTAGTGATGCTATCAAGAATATTCTGATGCAAAAAGCAATGGATAGGGTCGAAGTACAAAGAGAACCTATCGTTTCTAATATGTTTAACCTAGATGTAGAACAGGAAGAAGAATGAAATCATTCAAGCAATTTTTGTCGGAAAGTATCAATGTTGCTGGTGATTTTAATGGCAATATCTATATGAATGGTTCTGAAGCACAAGAAACTTCAGAATCATTTTTTGCAGATGTTGTTTGGGAAGGTAAATTATATCGTCTTGAGATAGAAGGTAAGATGATGGATAGAACTTCTTTAGCAGAAAATATTCAAGGTGATTATCCTGGGGCAATTGTACAAAACGTTTACCCTGGTAATCAAAAATCTATTGTAAAAAGTTCTAAAAGATACCAACCAGAAAGACTAAGTTGGAGTGATTAATGGCACAATGGAATAAGCATACGCAAGACTTCCTAAATCAAGAAAGAAGTCTATTTGAGGTTTTCCAAATTGCTGATCACTGGGGAAACCAGACAGACTGGAGACCTCAGTTTTCCGACAATAACAGACTAAAGGTTGCTCCTT